GCCTTCGAAACATTAGAAGGATTTCTTGGTAGCATAAAGGCTACCCTTGACCAGAGTCTGGTCAGTTCACGAACTATCGAGTTCGCAAAGGATGGCTCTCAAGCCAAATTGGTTTTAATAAACCAGTGGCATGAGGGCCCCCCAGAGTACAACGCTATCGCAGCAGAGCTTAATAAGGCTCTTCTGCGATTAACGCAATCTCCTTTCGTTATTAAAAGCGAAACAATCCTACCCGTCGTAGAAGCTACTATAGCATATACAGGGGAAGAATTGGGGGTTTCCGAACGCACAGCCTGCGAACTCCTTGTAAAGGAGCGTAAGACCCGCGTCGAACAGTTACAGAGCCAGCTTAAGTCGGCTGAAAAGAAGTTATCTTCACTTTCAGCCGTTGCCGACTCGGGGGCAATTTCAGGGTCTTCTGAAGTCTCTGATATTACCCGTAAACAAATTGATGGCCTGTCGAAGGCTATTGTTAAATGCCAATGGCAATCAGCAATAGCCTCCGAGATGGCACAAATAGGTAAGGCGGCTGTCCTGATTAAGGGCAAGCCGGCTTACGTGTATAAGGGGGCTTCTCCGGCAGAAGGTCTTCCACATAATGTGAAAGACCTGCTAGAGAAATTCCTCACTTATCACCGTGACAGTTCAAATCCCCAGAAGAGCTTGAGCACAAGTATTACTTGGGCTCCTGCTTCTGCTTGGGATTCGACTCTCAATAAATGCGCCGATGTTCCAGTTCCCCCAACAGGGAAGAAATGGAAATACGGTGCACCCGAAGCAAAACACCAGCGTTTGTTTGTGGTTTACAAGTATCTTAATAAGAAACCTGGCCCCAACAAATCTGCTTTTGCTACTTTAAAGAAAGTTCCTACTCCAACTGTGGAACCCCCTAAGGGGATTCCAGTTGGGAAGGCCCCAGAAGTTAACCCTTGGCAAATTGCCAAAGGAAAACGTCGGGGCTCTCCCCCTTTGGATAGGGCCCTTCCTAAAGAAATCAATACCCAGCCACACGCTTATGTCGATTTTGAATCGACAATGTATAGTTCACGGTTTAGGCTTGACAGAAATTGGTTGTTACCAATTTTCTGTCTACGCCCATCACCGGATCTAACAGAACGTGTAGTTGGATATTGGTTACGTACCATTCATGTAAATTCAAAGCAGGAGTTTGAACGTCTTTGTAAGACCCCTTTCTCCTACTTCGAATTACAAAAATGGCTAGAGGATCCTAAATGGAATGTAATAAATTATTTTAATTTACATCCCAATATGGAGACTCTAACGGGGGATATTGATCGTCAATTGGTCAATATTCCCCTTGCCTACACTCATGCCACTTATGCGATTCCTGCAGCTGTATTACAGATGCAGTTTCCTAATGAGGCAGGAAATATGTTGGCAAAATATTTCTTAGATGGAAGGTCTATCATATTGGACACTTATCCCGAACAGGGAGATATCCATATGGAAGAAGATGCAATTCGTGCTAACAACGCCTCATTAGAGGTTCGTTGTTTAGACACGGACGAACACTGGGAGAGAATCTTGTGGCCGGTTAAACCACGCCACAAAAGTTATCTCCCCCCCTTATCTAAAGAAATAGCGATGGTGCCACTGGGTTCTGATTCGGAATTTGAAACCTTATCAGAGGAAGAAGAAGAGCCGGGTACATGCCCTGCATGTGGTAAGTTTGTCCAAAAAGGGCAAACTTACCACGCGCAGTGCAGACCTGGCCCTTCTAAACCTCAAATTAAATTTGAGGAACCGGTTAAACCGGTTATTCCTAAACCCCAGCGTCCCCCCCGCGTTCGTAAGGAACGCAAAATTGACAAAGTTTCATTTCCAAAGGATCTCAGCCGGGAGTTATCTCCCGTCTCTGAAATTGCGAAGAATTTAATTCTTCCTCCTTCGGACGATGAGACTGAAGAGAATCCTCTTAAAGTCAATTTTACAATCCTCCCCAAATGGAAAAAACTAGGCCTTTCTGAGGCCCAGGTAGAAACCATAAGGGAAGCATTGCATCTCCCTAAGATGGAGCGAACATTTAGGATGGTCAACGGAGTTAAGGTTAGGAATGAAAATTTCATTCCTACCCCCCGTTGGGCCATCCAAGGTTACGCTCAGTTTAAGGAAGAATTCTTGGCTGACGTTATAGCAGGAAAGGTTAAAAGCAATAATTTTATTGCTTACCAAAATGCTCAGCGTACCAAGAAGCCTGCGTCTTCTACGGCCGATAAGAAGTTATACGCCCAGCTATTGGCTGAGTGGACTACATATAAGGCCGCTCATAAAGACGTGGCAATTGTATCCAATCCTAATTTGCCTGAACAACAGGCAATGTTGGATGAATACAGGTCGTTACAGCAACGCATTCCTAAAGGAATGCGGAGCTTTCTCCCTCAATTGGGTCGTGCGCCTCCAAAAAAGAAGACGCAAGTCCAAAAAGAAAGAAAAGCTCGCTATCGGCGGCAACAAGGAGGAAATCCTCCTCCTGCCCCCGTTTCGGTTGCTGTACCGCCCCCCCCTGTAGTTGCAGCAGCTCCAGCCCAAACTGGGTTTGAAGCTATTGCTACAACTTTACAGAGTCTAACGTTGATTCTCCAACCGTTTTTAACTCTAATCAAAGACGTGGCCCAATTGGGCGCGGCCTTTAGAGTATGAACGATTGGTATCCGTTAGGGGAAAACCCACAGGCGGGGCCGAAACTTACGTTACGGCTCCGCCATGGGAAATTCCCTCCTTTGTTTCCAGTTTGTGCAGAGATAACTGCCTGTTGCAAAATTTTATATTCTGCAATAGACGGGTTTACACTCCACCCGGAAAAAAGGTTTTGGACAAGAACCGCCCAGCGTTTAGCTACTAAAGCTTTTAACACGGTCGGTCACTTGCCCCCCCCTGGGCTCCTTTATCCTCAAGAGCGCCGGTGTATTAGCCTCCAAAAATTTCTCTTTCAAAAAGAGAGAATTGGAGGCTTCCCGGCGTCCTGGATGAAAAAGGTTCTTTTAGCTTGGGGAGTGGCTCCGTCGACAATACAGCCTCTACTCTACGACAATCCCTATCTAATCCAACAAAGTTGGAAAGAGGGTGTCTTAGAGTTTTTGGCTCTAACCTCGGTTGCCACAGAGAAGGCACGACACCACTTAAGTAAACGAATAAATATTATTCGGTTTATGGAAAGTGCTTATGATGCCTTACGTCAGGCTATTTTGGCGGCGGATTGGGAATCGTCCCTTTCCGCCAAACCATTAGCCGAGATGCGACGCCTCTTAGTTTTTCATCCATTTTGGACGGTAAACCAGTTAAAACTGTTTGCCGATGAAGCTCGGGGGCGCGCATTTGGAATGGATAGTCCTTTACAGTCTTGTTGGTGGCAGGTGTTTAAACCAATGCCAACACAACGACAACTGTTACAACTTTCATTCCTCAAACGTAGTTTACCTGCGCCTATTCGTATTGATTCCGCCCAATTTGAGCGGGATTACGAAGCACGCATGGTAATTTCTTTCGTTTGGCCGACCGATCGGTTTGCTCAATTCCAAGAGTGGATTCATAAGTGGGCTCACGAATTCTCCCCAAAAGGGGAGGTTTTCGTGACTTCCACTTTTACCACTTCTGGATGTTTAGAGTTAACTCGATCACAAGGCGGCATTCCGGAGGCCTGCAGGTTATACTCCATCTTAAGAAGATGTGGACAAATCTTGGGCCGGCCGGATCACTTCTTAACTTCAGGTTTAGTTCCTGATACGTCGCAACTAGCTCCATTTTCCTGGATTTCATCCGAGAAATGGCGTTTAGTTGTGAGTAGTTGTTTAGAAGTGGTAATGAATTGGGAAGGTCCCTTTCCTGTCGTAATTCTGGCAGCGCCAGAAAAAGGCATGAAAATTCGGGGGCCAACCAAATCCATTCTTCCTGTCGTTATACTAGGCGGCTTCCTTAGGAATCTTATTGATCAATTTTTGATTAATGATCCTAGAATCCGTCCTAGTATTACTCCAGGAGATAGGTTCCGCCACAAATTCCCAGTTTTACCAGGGTTGTGGTGGCGAAGCCTAGATTGCACTACGGCGACGGATAATTTCACGCCCGAGTATATGAAAGAAATTTACCATGCAGCTTTAAAAGCAGCAGAGTTAAATTCTCTCACTCGGGAGTGTTTGTCCGCCTTAGTGAATAAACTCCTCACTCCTCGGGCTTTATGGAAATTGGATAATCATCCATTACCATTATTCCCCGAATTCGAGAAACAAGGAGTCACTCCGATTCGTCGGGGGAGGGAAATTCCCCCTCCCGTCAATCGGCCGTCGGATTGCGAACAGTGCTTATGGTATGTTAATTATAACACACTATGTTTAAAGCACCGTCCTCGTCCTCCGGCCTCGGAGTTTAAGCTAAAGACCCTACCTGCTAAGGTTTTATCTGAGGTCGATGAATACTTGTATTTATATACAACTATCCAACGGCCTTTTAAGAAGGGTTATTTGGCAAGCCTTGGCCTCCCTGAGGACCTCGGTCCTCCAGCTGGCAAATACCAGCTGGAGCTCCGAGATCCCACAGTTTTAGAAGCTCAAGGTTTTTATGAGCAATTTCAAGACTGGGTCGATAACCTACATGAACCCCTACCCTTATTAGGGAGAGGTGCCATGATGGGAGAACCGACCTCATGGCCTGGATTGCCCATAATGACAATCTTCACTTGGGAGTCGACAGTCCCTGCTTACCGCCGATTTTCGGTGGCTACAACAGGGGACGACGCTTATATGCAACAATCTCATTTTGAGCGTGTTGAGTTTAATAAGCTTATGGCCCTTCAAGGTACGATTGTCTCAGAAACGAAGGACTTCTTTCACCCAGAGTTAGCTCTGTACTGTGAGGAAGTTCTTCGCAACGGTCAGCCGGAACCATATCAAGCTTTAGCTCCTTTAGTAGGCCCCCTTGGGGGCTCTAAAGGGGAAAGCAATTGGTTCACAGCTCCCGATGCTCAACTTGCGCTTGGCGCGCAACGAGGAATTAATGCGTCTCCCGCCCAATGGCGGGCATCGCGGTTTTTCCCCGAATGGCGCGCTTTACAAGCTCAAGGAGTTCCCGTGCATTTGCCGGTTCGTTGGGGTGGTATTAACCACCCCTATTTAACCCGTTGGGTTAATCGGCTTGCACATGAAAAATGGGGGAATGTAGTAGCAGGTAAAAGTCGTTTTGACCTCACTTTTAGTGGGTCAAAAATGTTACTTGTCCCGCCTCCGCATCCCCCCACCGATCCTGCTTATAAGTGTGCAGTTGATCAACCTTATTTAAGGCTGATTACTAAGCACTATACTTCAGTGGATCGTTCTATTGATAGCCGAATCCCTCGAGAGGGACTCGGCATCACGCCCCCTATGTCTTGGGCCCAGTGGCGAAAAATTCAAGAGCAATATGCTCTTAAACCCGCAAGCACTAAGGTCTTTGAAATGGGTGTGACGCGTGCTCTCGGCAAAGTGACGTTGTCCTTACCTTATCCTGAAGAGAGTTTAATTAAACTATCTCAGGTTAAGGAATATGTGACTCGTCCACAAGCCGTGAATGCACTCCTATCTGGGTTCCGACCTGATTCGTCCAAAGTGCCGAGCGTTTTTCGCTCGGCTGGACGGTTTTGGAAGAACATCCAAAAAGGGGTGTGTCGGGGAATTCCCAAAAACGATTTTGACCTCATTCAAATGAAAGAGGAACTTATCGATTGGAG